GGAAAGGTGTTGTTGAACTCTCTCCTTATGGTGATGATTTTTTCGATACTGAAGTTAGACCAACAATTAGTGTGAGTGTTGCTCATGATTTTGATTTCGCAGCTGCAACTCCAGATCATGTTTTGGGTGCTATGTGGAATTCATGGCAATCACAGTGGATGGGTGTTGTTGAACAGAATGATCCCGGTGATCCGTTTGAAAATAATAAGTTTGTAAGATCAATAGCAGGCGCCCCAGGGCAAAACTCTGTTGCATCCAAAGCAATTGCAAATATTGAAAGAACTGGAAATGGTTATCGAATATTAACTAAGGGTGTTCGGAACTTCTGTCGGGCGGCAACAGTTGATTTTGTAGGAACTGGATTTAAACCAAGAACAAGATTGTTTCCATTTTTCAACAATCAAAATGTATCAAGATTTGTTAGATCAAATCCACTTATCACAGACAAAGCAGGAAGAATTGATGGTGTGTTTAATATACCGGACCCAAATTTTCCTGGCCAGCCAAAATTTCCTACAGGAGAAATTGAATTTAAACTTAGTAGTGAGCCACTAAGAAGAAATATGCTGAGTAAACAAAAGAACAGACCGGGTGCCTATGAATCATTGTCTGAAGGTTTTGCTATATATTATGCCCAAGGAATGTTTGACCAATATCAAGGTGTTACATTATCATTAAGACCACCTCCACCACCACCGCAACCAGTTGTCGTTCACCGTGTTTTAGCGCAACAAGGTGGTGGCATGAATCCAGAGGAAGGTGATGGTGATGATGGTGGTGATGGTGGTGATGGTGGTGATGGTGGTAAGGTTATTTGTACTGCTATGAATGCTATGTACGGTTTTGGTAGTTTCAGAAATGCTATTTGGATGAGACATAATAGTAGTAATAATGTTAGATATCCAAATACAGATTATCTTATTGATGGATATCATAAAATAGCTGGACCATTAACAAATAAAATGCCCAATTCTCGAATGTTATCAAAAATCCTTGGAAGAATTGCTAGAGTTAGAACTGATAGAGTTAGAAGAGAAATGAGAAATCAACCATTAACTTTAGAATCACGAATGCATATGGCTTTCTGTAGATATCCATTTATGTTTGTTGGTTGGTTAATTAGTAAAGGTATATTGGAAAAGTATGATATGAAAAAACATAGGGAGTTAAAATAATGGCTGATTTAAAGAAACTTTCGCAAGTTCAGCCAATTGCTCAAACATTTCAGATACCATTTGGTGGCGGTTCCGACAAAGAAAATGCAAATTTTGATGGTGGTGCATTTGTTACTTCTGTTGATTTGTTCTTCTTTGGAAAAGATGAAGAATTGCCTGTATTTGTTGAACTTAGAGAAACAGAAAATGGATACCCTACTACTAAAAGATTGCCTTTTGCTAGAGCGGTGTTAATTCCATCTGAGGTAGTTACGTCAGAACTTGGCGATGTTCCAACAACATTTACATTTGAATCTCCAGTGTTTATTTTAGATGGTAGTGAATACGCCGTTGTAGTGGGGTCAAATTCCCCAGAATATACAATATTTATTGCACAAATGGGGGAAGAAAGTTTACTGGGTGGAAAGTTGTTAGATAAACAACCACTTGTTGGAACACTATTTAAATCTACTAATGATCGTGCATGGGCAATATCTCCTATGGAAGATTTAAAATTAACAATTAGGGCTGCTTTATTTGATATTGGAAGAACTAGTGTAGCAAAAACAACTAGTGATGATGATGGTTTAGGGAATTTGACTCTTGCTAATACTCCTTTAGTACCTAGAACTTTATTGGCCAATCCTTTAACATTTACTCATGGAGATACTGCTTTAAAAATAAGACATAGAGATCATGGCATGTATGTCAGTTCAAATAATGTTACTATTGCTGAAGTTAAATCTGGACTGTCCACAACTTTAAGCACTGGAATAACTGATGTTGCTACTACCTTAACATTAGTTAGCGGTACAAATTTTGGTAATACCGCTGGAAAATTTGCAGGAACAGCAGATTCTACTTCTCGTTGGTACATTAAGATTAATGATGAAATTATGTTTTTCACAGGTATTACATCTACGGCAGTTTCTGCTTTAACTAGGGCACAAGATAATACAACTGCGGTGGCACATGCTGCTGGTTCAGTTGTAGAATTATATCAATTACATAAAGTTCCGTTTATAGAAATAATTAATACTCACACTTCAATTGGTAATATTGATATTGATTCATATAGTATAACTCTTACTAGTAGTCCAGTATTTGATGGCGGTTCGGGATCATCTTCTGAGAATGGTGGTACAGTTGTTACTGCTACAGAAAATCATATCAATAACACTGGTGTTCTTCAAATAAGTCATTTGAATTTAGAAAACACAAAGATAACTAGTTTTGTGAGAACGACATCTGCAACAAGTGTTTCTGGTAATGAAACATCATTTAGTAGAACAACAGCAGTCAATGAAAGAAAAGTTCCTTTAAATGACAATTATGATTTTGATACTACTCAAATGATTGCTTCACAAATTAATGAAACAAATGAAATGGGTGGACTTAAATCATACTTAACAAGACTTAATCTAGAATCAACAAGAGCAAATTTAAGTCCAGCAATTGACTTACAAAGGTCATCTTGGATTTCTGTAGCAAACAGAATTAATAAAATTGATAATTCTTCTGATCTTGCATCAAATCTTACTTTTATTGCTTCAACGGAACCCGAAGGGGATAATAATAGTGCGATTTATATAACTAAAAAAGTTATATTAGAAAACCCTGCAACTGCATTAAAAGTATTGCTTTCTGCTAACAGACCATCTGATGCTACTATTAAAGTAATGTTTAAAATTTTGTCAAGTGAAGATTCTCTAGATTTTGATGATTTACCTTACACATTCTTTAATATTACTGGAACATCAGATGTGCCTGTCAATTCCTCTTTGGGGGTTAAGGATTTTCAAGAATATGTATATAGTGCTGGTGTGACTGATGATGGTATTGGCGATCCTTTACCAGAGTTTATTTCATTCTCAATTAAAATTGTTATGCAAAGCACTAATCAATCTGCTATACCAAGACTTAGTGACTTTAGAGCATTAGCATTGGCATTGTAATGGATAATTACGAACGTGTCGAAGGCGAACCAGATTTAGCTAAAGACTCTAATGTTCCCGGCGTTGTTATAAATCGAAATAGAAGCGCATATGAAAAAGCAGTAAGACGTGCAGATAATGTCAAAGCAAAACAACGAGAAGAAGAAGAACAACGAGATACAATTAGGAACGCAACCAGAGAGATAAATACTTTAAAATCAGAGATACATGAAATCAAAAGTCTCTTGCAACAATTGGTAGACAAGTAATGGCTATACCAACGACAAAAGCTACATTTAAATCATATTGTCTAAGAAATCTTGGATTTGGTGTTATTGATATTAATGTGTCTGATGATCAAGCAGATGATCGGATAGATGAAGCTTTGCAATATTTTTCTCAATATCATTATGATGGTGTTGAGAAAATGTATCTAAAGCATTTGATTACAACTGCTGAAGTTACAAGAGCAAGAGCAAATGACACTGCAACTGCTACAGACAAAATTGATAGCACTGTAACTGCTGATTGGTTAGAAGGTAATAACTGGATTCCTGTTCCAGACTCAGTGGTCTCTGTTATTCAAGTTTTTCCTTTTACTAATACAGGTGGAAATGCGAATATGTTTGATGTTCGTTATCAGCTAAGATTGAATGACCTGTTTGATCTTTCTTCACAATCAGTCATTCATTATGACATGACAATGAAACATCTAGATTACTTGGAACATATCTTAGTTGGAGAAACACCAATAAGATTTAATCAACACCAAAATCGTTTGTATATTGATATGGATTGGGAAAATGATGTAACTCCTGATCGAGACTTTATTGTTATCGAAGCTTACAGGAAACTTGACCCAACATCTTACACAGATATATTTGATGATATCTATTTAAAAAGGTATGCCACTGCACTTATCAAAAGGCAATGGGGAGCAAACCTTAGTAAGTTTTCTGGTGTTACCATGTTGGGTGGTGTAACAATGAATGGAGATACAATATTTCAACAAGCACAAGAGGAAATCATTAGATTGGAAGAACAAATTCAACTAGCTTACGAGTTACCACTTGATTATATGATAGGATAACTCATGGCAGTCAATTCAGCGTTTCACACAAGCAATGTCGCAGCCATATCTACAGAACAAAATCTGTATAGAGATTTGGTTATTGAATCAATCCAGATACATGGGCATGATGTTTTCTATCTAGATCGAACACTCGTAAATGAGGATACGATTCTTGGAACAGATGGTCTTGCCAAATTCAACACTCAAGCAAAGATTGAAATGTATATGGAAAATAGTGAAGCTGGATTTGGTGGTGAAAAAGAACTTATGAATCAGTTTGGTCTACAGAATTTAAGTGAAGCAACATTCGTTGTTGCTAAAACTAGATTTCAAGAGTTGACTAAACAGATTACAATAGAGAGTGGCACAGATACACTTAGTGGTTCTATCTTATTGGAAGATGGAACTCTCGATAGTGCCACTGTTGAAGCTTCAGCATCTTTTGAGAGTGGATATATTATTTCAGAAGCAACAGCGACTGATTCTGATAGACCATTAGAGGGAGACTTAATATTTCATCCAATTCTATCAAAGTTATTCCAAATTAATTTTGTAGACCATGATGAGCCATATTTTCAGTTGGATAATAATCCAGTTTATAAGATGCGTTGTCGCCTCTTTGATTACAGTTCAGAGGTGTTGGATACAGATATTTCTGCGATTGATGCGATTGAAGATGGTTTATCAACTGATACTCTCGCATTACAATTTACCATGGAACAAGATTCTGCTTCAATTGATGCCCTATTCTTAGAGAATGAGATTGGTAGAATTGTACATGAAAATGCTGAAGATACAGGTGGTGATGAGATAGTCGCACTTGAAACAAGTGATATGACAACATCTGCTGGTGTTCTTCTTTCAGAGACCGGAGAGTTCTTATTACAGGAAGGATATATATTAGGTGATGGAAGCACAGCTGATGATGGTAATATAGATACCTCGGCACAGAATGAGTTGTTTGATGTTGCTGATAATACTGTGTTAGACTTCTCAGAAAGAAATCCATTTGGTGACGTAGGGAGTAGTTCATAATGTTAGGGCAGCAATTTTATCATGAAACGATACGAAAGATAATCGTAGCGTTTGGAACGACATTTAATAATATTCAATTGGTTCGTAAAGATGGCTCTGGCAATATTATCCAATCCATGAAGGTTCCTCTTGCTTATGGTCCAAGAGAAAAGTTTTTGGTTCGTCTTAGGTCTGATGCTGATCTGTCAAGTAAGGTAGCTGTAACTTTACCACGAATTGGTTTTGAAATTCAAAACCTTTCCTATGATTCTACCAGAAAATTAAACCGAGTACAAAAGTTTAAGAAAGTCAATACAGGAAATAAAACAAGGTCTCTTGATAGCCAATTTATGCCAGTGCCTTACAACTTGGATGTTGTGTTATATATTCTGGCAAAGCAATCAGATGATGCACTACAAATTGTAGAACAAATTCTTCCTTACTTTCAACCAGACTATACTATCACTGTTAACGATATGGCAGACATGGGTATCAAAAGAGATATTCCAATTATCTTAAATGGTATAACTTATGAGGATAGTTACGAAGGAGATTTTGAACAAAGAAGAGCATTGATATATACAATGAACTTTACATGCAAATTCTATCTGTATGGTCCTGTTACTTCCAGTAATATTATTAGAACTGTTCAAGCTGATCAGTTTGCTGATTTACCAGATAAATCACCAAAAAGAGAACAAAGACTTACAGTTACACCAGACCCAGTTAGTGCTGATGCAGATGATGATTTTGGATTCAATGAAGTATCATCATTCTTTACGGATGCAAAAACCTATAACCCAGTGACAGGCGAAGATGAGTAATACAATTGATAAAGCATTAGGTATAGTAGAAGAAATTTCAACTGACAATAAAAAACAAGAAGTGATGCCGTTATCCCAAGAAGATTGGGGTGACGCTAATACTGATCATGTGGAGAGAGATTATGAATATCAACGACAAAACTTTTATAATTTGGTCGAAAGAGGAACGGATGCAGTGGAAGGAATACTGGAACTCGCCAAAGAATCGGACCATCCACGAGCATATGAAGTTGCCGGAAACCTTATTAAACAGGTTGCAGAGGTTACTGAAAAACTTGGTGACTTACAAGAGAAGATGAGAAGACTAAAAGAGGTGCCTAACAACGCACCAAAGAGTGTGACAAATGCACTCTTTATTGGGAGTACTGCTGAATTGCAGAAGATGTTAAAGGAGAAGTGATAAGTGTTTTATAATGATTGGTTGATGTATGATTTATCAACTACAGAGATGCTGATAAAAGATTATCCCTATAAAGATTATAACCCAACAACTTACCAAGATGCACTAATTAGACAATGCAAAGCTATTGCTGAAAATTTTAAACCAGCAATATTTGTTTCTGGTGGTGTCGATTCTCATGCGGCAGCATTAGGATTTAAATGGGCAGATGTTGGTGCAGACTTTGTTCATATAAGAAATTCATTTAACGGACATATATGTGAAGTTGAGTGGGAGTTTACAAAAGCATTTGCAAAAAAACATGACATTGATTTAAAAGTAATTGATATGAATTACACGCAAGATAGTCTAAGAGATTTTATGATAGAATCTGAATATTTTGAAGATGGTAAAGGTTCTGGTTCTGTGTTTACAAGTGCCGGAATGAACAAGTATATGGAAAAATATGATGGACATCCTGTAGGCACAGATGGTCATTTTAGATTTGAAAATGAAGGTAATATTCATAGAGGAGTATTTAAGAAGCCAGGTCTTGTTTTTGGGACGCAACATCATGTAGCTGCACACACAGGTCACGAATATGATAATTGGGGATCGCCAATTATCCTAATGCCCTACTATGCTCCATACTTATTTCAATATTTTGAATTTAAACATAGAACAACCCCAGAACTTAAAATATTAAATAATATGGAAAGTAAAATTTTGATATATCATGAACTTGGAATACAACTTAGACCAAAGCTTTCTAATTATGAATTTTTAGATATGGATAATGACTATCGTTCTTTATCAGTGGTAGACTTATCCAATGATCACAGTGAATTTGCAAGATATGAACGTGGGCCAAATATTATTGTAAAAGCAATGGGATTTGAAGGAAAGGAAGCTGAAGAATTAGTCTCCCTAAAAATAAAAAAACAAAAAGGTGAGGGTGAAACTCGACGTTTTGTATTGTATGAATTTGAGGATTTAGAATGTGAATGACACATATGAAAGACTTCCTCGCTTTGGAGTCAACAATCATGAAAAAAGAGTCACTACTTTCAGTGAGGGTTGGATTGAGTATGATAATAAAGATGTTTTAGTATTAAAGAAAGAATTATCAGAACCACATAAAAATTTACTTTGTGCTTTAGAGGCACAGGCCAATAGTGTTGGAGACAATGTTGCAATGATGGTTTCTGGTGGAATAGATTCTCAAGCTGCTGCTTTAGGATTTTCCAGAACAAATTTAGACGTAGAGTATGTGTT